AGCTCATTGGCCCCTGCCGCTGCCGCAATCAATTCAGCATTAGTCTTTGGCACTGCTGCCGTGTATTGCGTTTGCACACCTTGAGTTGCAACACCAGTTGCACGGGCCACATCTTCTGAGCTGATGCCAAGCCGGTCCATCTCAATGCGCAACATGGCATTGCTGGTCCCAGACTTCTGTGCGTCAACTACAGCGTTGAAAATGTTTTTATCAAATTCGGCTTGGGTCATGCCATTAGACAATGCCCAATTGAGTGCTTCTGATGCCATATTTATCCCCTAAAGTTCCTTTGCCAGTACAGACCATTGTGGGCTGTAACCTTCGTCTTTCAAAAATGTCTTTGCCCAGCCTCTTCGGCCTGCCAAAGTCACCCTGGTGCAGCCGATTGTTTTGCCCCAAGACTCAATCAACGGCCTCATCTTTGACAGTTCATCCAGATCACCACCAGCTAAAAAATAGTGCAAATTCTTGAGCCTTGGGTAATCGATGATCTCTGTCAACACCACCGAGTCCTTGGCCGGCCACAGCTGTAATCTGTGATCCTCGACCATCTCAGCGACATCGTCAAAATTGTGTGTGCCTCCACTGTATTCTAATGCCGCCTCCACATGGTGGCGCAGTCTTTCCAGTTGTTCTTGGTCGCTCATCTCTTGCCGCTGGCCACAGCATCAAGTCTAATGACCCCAATGCGCCAGTCGGCTAATGCCGCACCAGTTACCACCATGTTAATTTGGCGGCCAGAAAACCTGACAGAAGTTGGGTTGGCTGCCGTAAATGGCCCAAATGTAGACTCAGCACTTGTCGGGTAAAGACGGGTTTTAAACGAAATCACCGCCTCACCCAAGGTCTGCTCATCTGGCACAACTTCCCTGACCTTCATCACATTGTCGCCATTGCCAATTTGGATGGGGCCAGACTCGGCAAAGAGTGTCGCGCCATCATAGTCAAAGCCGACCTCATGCTCATAGACCTCACCGCTATCATCCACCATCAAAGGCAGGGTGAAAACACCAGCATCAGTGCCACATAGGCGCACCAGTGAGCCGACATTCCAGTGGTTCTCGCGGTAGTTAAAAGTTACATAGCTGTCATTTTCCAAGCCTGCATTGCTTGGGTAAAACCACCAGATTTCACCAAATTTACTGTTATGGACCGCAACAATTTTTGTCCTCTGGTCAAAGTTGATATTGCTAAAAACAAAGTCTGAGACATCGCAAGGCAGTGGCTTGACGTACCCGTCATAGATAAAGAACCCAGACTTGCTCATCCAAATGGCAGCAGTGTCAATGGCCGCCACAGACTGGGCCGAGATCAGACCGCAGCCGCTTCCGGCCTTCTCAAAGCCATAAATGAATGGCGCGCCAACATACTGGGCCGTGTGGACATCCACATCTGTAAACAATAGATTGATGCCCTTGACACGTTTGCCAGCCAGTAAACTGCCAGGCGTTGTCAGCTCATAATCGCCTGCCTGGTTGTCGCCTGCCGGTGTCCAAAGGGTATTGTTCTCTTGGTCGCACCACTGCACTTTGCGTGGGTTTCCACCAGCGCCAAGGGCAAACAGGAAACGCTCGGCAGTCACCAAGATGGCAGTGTTACTCACTGGCGCGTTGGTAATGACAGCAGCCAATGTGGGTGTGGCAAAGCCTAGCTGCCACTCGTAAATCTTGCCGTCGTAATTTGAGCAAGCCACCAAATACTCGCCCCAAGTGTCTAGGCTCCAGGTCGTGGCAATATCTGCCGATCCAGTGTCAGGCCGTGGCACGCCATAGGCAAAGCTGCCGTAGAGGTTTTTGCCGTAGCCTGTGGTGCTGGTGGCATTAATGAAACCAGTCGTAAATCCAGTGGGCGTGATGTCTTTTAAAACACCTAAAACATCCATTGCAAAGAGCTTAGAGTGAGTGCCAAGCCCAATGTAAGAGTCGGCATCGTTGTCGCGCCAAGTGATGATTGCCCTGCAAGCGCCCGTCACAGTTGATGCCGATTTACTGCGCCAGCCGTTGACTGGTCTTAATGTGTTTTCATACCAGCGCACCAAATTAGCGTCATGCCAGCGCCCAGCAGACTGATACTCAGTGCCATTTCGGTAAACACCTGGGGGTAGTTTGATGGGTATGTACATGGCTAAATTGTAGGTAGATTTGAGACAAAAGACACAGTGGCAATCGCTGATGGCACTGCTGGCCGTGTAGGGCTGGAGCCGGCAGCAAAATGCTCTAGCGTCACATTCACATTGTCAACTTTGTAAACGATTTCAACATAGTCGCCTGCATCCAATTCAATAAAGAAGTTCAAGGCCGCAATCATGTGGCTTGGATCACCTGTGCTTTTTCTTGCAGGGGGGTGATACCGGCTGTTTGAGTTGTCTACGTTTGTGCCATTCTTGCGAAACCAGATGTCCACATCATGGCTGTCGTTGGTGGTGTTTTTGAGTTGAATCGAAAACTGAATGTTAAAAACACCAGAGTCTGCAACATTGAGCCTTGAGCTGTTTGACAGCGTGACCCCGTTAGAGATGTCTGTGTTGCCAAATACCACAGCAGTGGCCACTGTGGTGCTTGCAGCCACTTGATCGGTCAAGTCGAAAAATGCCCCATGGGGTGTGTTCAAAAACTTGCCGCCCCTTGGGCCAAACAAAGCCCCAAGCACACTGATCAATCTTCTGAAGTACCCGTTCAGCGCCCCATTGTTTTCAGCAAAGTAGCGTTTCTCATAAGCCTCTGGCGCAAAGCCAAGGCTTGGGATTGAGGGGACTTCGAGTTGTTGCTTGACATTGGCCATGGGCTAATTATGTCAGGACAGACAGCGCATGGTTGATGTGCTTGATCCGGTCATCGAGGCCAATAAAGCCGCCATTGATCTTTTTGGTCAAAGTCCGGTAGTCTTGACTATCCGCATACTGGTTGAGCTTGTGGGTGTCCCAAAACCATCCGGCAGTCAGGGCTGCATACTGGGGCGTGGCCACCAAGTCTGGGTCGGCCCAGAAGTCAACACCCAAAGCCTTGCCAGCGTGAAAATAAGAACTGGAGCCAGTGAGCTGTATGCAGCCTCTGCCGCGAAAACGATACCCATCCCCAGAGGCTTCATCCCTGTTACCCATACGATTTGAGTAAACGACATTGGCAATGAGCTTTGGATTTCTTTGGCAGGCTTGGGCCTTTTCAGCATCAAAGCGCTTGGGCCATGTCTTCATCAGTCCGGCAGCAGAATATGACAGACCCTCTTGAAGCATTTTGAAATTGCCACACTCATGGCCACACTGGCCAATAAAGGCAGCCTGGCGCAGTGGCGTTAAAATGTCAAAGCGCTGGAAAGTCTCATTAAGCGCATCGACCCATTCTGGGCCAATGTGCAGTTGTTTAAGTTGCTGACTATTGACCATTGACCAAACTCCTTACTTCGTTATAGGCATCAATGCAGGCATTGAGCTGGGCCGTGTTTCTGTCACCTTGGGCCACTATTTCGGCAATGGCTTGGAGGGTTTCTCGTTCGGCATCAGGAGCTGGGTCAGCCGGTCTGTCAGATTGGCTTCCTGTTTCTTTGCTATCTGGGGCGGTAATGGTGGCACTTGCGCTGGCTTGAACACAACTGGGGGCTGAGATGCGCACCCTGCCAGAGCGAATAGCACGATCAAGGGCAGACTGCTTTTGATTGATGACATTAGTGGTCTCCTGTAACTTGGTTGCGTTTGCATTTAATTGCTCGTTAAGTTTTTGCTCGGTAGCTCTGGCTTCATCATTCTTTTTGGCAATGGCAATCTGCATTTCAGCGTCACGATCTGACCATCCATAATGATAGCCACCTCGGTAAGAGCCAAACAAGGCAATGCCGATTGCCAGGGCGATATAGGGTAATGGGATGCCAAACATTATTCTGACTCCGTTCTTGCCTGTGCCAGCTGTTCGCGCTCATGGTCATCCTCAAGATGGTCCGGTGGCGTGTCTGGTGGTGGACCAGGGGTCCAAGACTCATCAAGCTCTGGATTGGTCCAAGTGGGCATGGCCCCAAATGGCTGGCTTGGGATGCCATTGGTGCTAGATGTAAAGCCGTGATTGTTGCTGTAGCCGTATTGCTGGCCATAGCCTTGCATAGGCTGACCCATGCACTGGCCCATCGGCTGCATGGACTGCTGGCCACCAAAAGCCTTGGCAGCAGACCCCACAGCCTTTTTGCCCATCACCGCACCAATGCCGCCAACAATGAGCAAGACAATGTCGTTGAGCATCTTGGTGTAAGCCTGGTCAATCGGGGCCATGGACTTGATGGGCTGAGTGACAAAGGTCACAGAGTACAAAAGCGCGACAACAATGAAGCAAAGAATGCAAGTCACCGAAATGACCACAAAGCCCCAAACTCTGACCTCGATTTCCTCAGGGGTTAGGTTTAACTTCGTCAACTTTTTTCTCCAAGATTGGTGCGACCAGGTACTCTGGACACTGCTGGGTGAATAGACACCTTGGCTTTTGGCACTCTGGTGCGTGGAAATAATCAGGATTTTGACATTTGTACCTGTAGCGATCCTCGCAGCCAGTCAGCATTATCAAAGCAATTGCAAGCAGATATTTCATGTGTATACATCCACAGAATTAGGTTTGACCCATTGTGTCTTAATCTCTTTGGTCTTATGCGCCAGTTCTGCCTGCCTGTT